CTCTACATAACCAAGCCCAGTGCATTTATCTACTAGCGCAGATACCTTACGACAATTGAAGATATCCCGTACTTCTGGTGTTCACGACCGAGCAAATTCTTCTCTTCATAGAGATAGCGGTCGCTTCCAGACATGAACTTTCCAGAGATTACCTCCTCCCGCGGAGGCATATCTTTGATTCGTCCACTAAGCCTGATCCCAGTGGGAAGAAAACGGTGCGCTGACAAGTAACTAGATGCATAACTGCGAAGGACGCTCTCAGCACCGGTATAGGGATTTCCCCCATAGTTCCTGAAAGATTCAGGTTGAGCTGCCTTGTTAACTAGCTCTTGCACAGGTAGATCTGGCTTACCCATGTCCCAGAATGCCCCCAAGAAGTGGGCTCGACCAAGTACTGTTTTCTCATCATCATGGAGCTCCAATCCGAATCGATTTTTGAGATACTTAGCCCACTGGCTCAGATCGCTCTTATCCACCGCCTGTTGAATTTGAACGATCACGTCATCCCCGAGAACAAAAAGTCCCTCAGGTTTGAACTGAAGGTTGAAACGATGCGCTATAGCGTACATGAGTGCTACATTGCAAATCGAATCAATCATCTGTGTGAAGTAACTTCCACTTGGAACTCCATGATGCTTGCCCACGTACAGATGTCCGTCAGGCATAACAATAGGAGTAGTGATGAAATAAGTCACCACCGTGTCCCAACCATACTCAGTAAGATCCTCCTGATCAAACCAAGTACTCAGAATGCGAAAGGCCTGCTTCAGCATGGTACAACTAAGTGTTGTGTCATACTTACTGTAGTCCAAGCACACTGTGGTCCCAGGCTGCTCCACGAAATAACGATGAAGTTTGGCACCCAGCTCCATCTTCGACATTCCAAATGCCATCGGAGTATCCGATGCAAGGAATCTCTCAATGAGAGGCCTAGCAAACCTAGCTTCCATGATCGTCATCTCAAGTGGATAACCCCACACAAGCCTAGTCTTGTTGCCTTTTTGCGTACGCTTATAGGCAACACAGGGGTTTGGCGCTTTCAAGCCTCTCCTTATTTGCTTCTCACGGTCAAATGAGTAAGAGAGAGACTTGGCTTTTGAAGTCATTAGAGGCAGACCACTCGACTTCTCAAGCTTAAGTGCCTTAGTCATCACTGAATAATCGGAAAGAACCTCAAGCTTATCCCAGGCTCTCGGTCTCGCAAATATTTTATAAGCCATGCGAAACCCGAACTCTAAATGTTCGTCCAATCCTTCATGATCAGACCACTCTGTCGCATACCGATTCAAGGCGGTATACAATTGCTCCGGTTCATAAATCGAACGAGGATCCTCTTGAATAGAGAAACCTTGTTGACTCAGAATCTCAGCCACGAACCCGTCAAACAACCCTTCGGGATTGGGTGTTGACATCTGCTTAATGTACGGTTTTAAAGCCGCACGCCTGAACGGTCCTCTGTCTTCCAACATTGTCCGTTCCTCCTTGATTGTCGTGCCCATATCGCTGGGACCACGCGGTAAAATCTCACAATTTCCGCGCTTTCGTGTGAGGGTTAGCTCACTCACTCCACGCTTCTGAATGCCTCC